AGGGTCATATTCATGTTGTTCCAAATGTTTTAACTTATCTAAATTAGATTCGTATTGTGATTCTAATCTATCTATTTGTTGTTGTACATCTGCAATTTTACCCTTTGCTAAATCCCACTCTTTTTTGGCATCATCTATTGATAATCCATTTATTTCCGAATGTTGATTTATGGATTGTGATACTTCATTTAAAAGTGTCTGGTATTCGTTTATCTTAACTTCTTTATCTTCTCTATCCTTTCTGTTAGTTACCAATTTGCTCTCAATGCTGCCCTTTGCTGCCTCTAACGTGGATAGTTCTAATCGACTATCAATTGGGGTTAGTGATTCCTTTAGGTCAGATATTTGATTTTGGATTCCTTCCTTTTTTTTATTCAAATCTTTAAGGGTTATCTCTAACTCGTTTACAATTTTTTTTGATTCCTTTAGGTCGGTTTCTTTTGTCGCTAATTCGGTTGTAAAATCAGTACGTTTGAAATTTCTGATAAGCGCACTCACTTCCTTAATATCTTCATTAGCAGCCTCATACAACTTATCGAATATATCTAATCCCATAAACTGAGCCATCAAATCCTTTCTCTCCGATTGTGATTTATCAATGAATAAGGTATTGTTTCCCTGAAGGGATAGAGCAGTAAGTACAAAGTCTTCATACCTACCAACGTATTGTTCAATGACGGAGTTAGTATCTCTCCTTTCAGTTCCATTAAGGGATTCTGATATACCGTCTTTTACCCTCCAGAATTGAACATCTACTTTAACGTTCCTTCCATTATTAACCATCCTTGCTTCTCTCCTTATATAGTAAGGGATTCCCTCTACATTAAAGTCCAATTGGCAATGGAAGTCTGATTTACGATTATTTAGTATATTACTTGCTTTGAATGTCCTACTACATCTATCGAACAAACAAAATGATATCGCATCAAATAGAGATGATTTTCCGCTAGCATTTGGTGCGAATAATCCCATTAGTCCGCTAACCTTATCAAAATTAATTATATTATCTTCACCATAGGAAAACATATTAGAAAATTCAAACCTCAACGGCTTCCATTGTACGTTTCGGGTTAAATCATCTATTACTATCTTACTATTAATTTCTTTATTCAATGATTGGATTCCTAATACATCTTCCGGTGTTACAAATGGCATCATCCTTTGTATATAATCGGTTATTAAAGAGTTTTGATAATTAACATTTGTAATATCTTCAAGTTCTATTTGGTTATCTCTATCACCGGTTTTTTTCTTTGCTAAACTATCGGTTTTTATTATTGTAAAATCTTCAACTCCATACTTTATTTTAATTTCAGTTATTGCTCGCTTTGTATCTGCGGCATCAGTTTCGGAAAACCTTACTCTAAGTCTTGGAAACTTTGGTAAATTAATTACATCCGGTACTACACCATTTACGATATCCATAGTATAATATCCATAATCATTTTGGATATCAACTTCCTCATAGGTCATTGTATCTAAATCCCAAACTAAAAATCCGTGCTTATCTAATGTCTCACCGAAGTTTTGTTGTACCAAAGAACCAGCGTACACAACCTTACATCCACTTGGTGATACCATCTCTTGTCTTTTATGTATATCACCTAAAAGGGCTAAATCATATCCATCAAATATTTCAGTTGTAAAGTGTCTACTACTAACCACATACCCTACATCGGTTGTAGAGTTATCAACAGGTCCGTGAAATAGTGCAATCTTCTTATTACCAAATAGAGTATCAGCTTTAGGCCAATTATCTTTGTTATCAAATATACTAAATACTGCAAAATCAACATCTCCGATTCCGTAAACTTGCGTATCCTTTAAATACGTTAGGTTTGGTAACTTTAATGCATCAACGATTGGAGTAAGTACATCTAATCTGTCTGAATTGTTCATATTACAATCGTGATTACCAGCGATTACAATAGTAGGACATAATTTGTTACATTCGGTAAACAGCCAACTAATCTCGCTTACCAATTCAGGACTCATTTCTAATTTAGCGTGAGCTATATCTCCAGCTAAGTAGATAATAGAATCCTCCGTTCCTCTTTTTTGGATTTCCTCAAACATAGAGTAGAATACTTGTCTAAACTCTTTATGTCTTTTTATATTACGAATGTGTATATCCGCAATATGGTAAATTCTCTTTAACCTCATATATTATTTAGTTTGGATAGAACTAAGTCATCCCATCCGGTTTCTTTAGCCCCTTTCAATAGTTCATTTACTTTTTCAAATCCCATTTCACCAGCATCCTTATCAGTTGGTATAATGTTCCTTACTTTAATTCCATTTTTCATAAACCATTCAGTATGTTTGGTGGAATCATCTACGGCATCAGAATCTAACATAATTGTTACATCCTTAACACCTTTTTCCATAATTTTATTTTTTAACTTGCTAAGTAAAAACTTACCTAACAATGGAATTACATTTCTCTTTACTGAGAACGAATCAAATACACCTTCTACTAAAATAATTGGTTCGTTCCAATTGATTTGATTCTCAAACACAATTACATCTCTACTAATTGGCGGATTCTTATATTTGTACGGCTCATCTTCATAGAAAGAACGAGCTACAAAGTAATTAAGGTCACCACTATCATCGTAAGAAGGTATAATAACCCTACCACCATATAACCCATCTTCACAATATCCAATGTTATACTTTACGATATCAGCTTTTGTGATATCTCTTTTATTTAAATAATGAAGGGCTTGATTATACGCGGGGTTAATACTTTTTGGACAAAAGTACAATTGTTTGAATTCTTTTGGTAATTGTAACTTAATTACATATTCTTCTTTAGAATCATATTCAGGCTCATCCCCATATACATCTTTAACCTTATTCAGGTCCCTAACATCCACATTGAGTTTGCGAAGTAGAGAATATATACTCCTACCCTTAGAATCACATACCCAGCAATGCCATCTTTGTGTATCTAAGTTGACTTGAAGTTTCTTTTTGTGGTGATTACAAAATGGACAATGGTGTGCCTGTTCGTTTCCCTTTAAGGATGAACCCACTCCGAGTGTAGAATCTAATATTGTAATTATTTGTAATTTATTCCTACCAGATAGCATATTTTGGATATTATTATCACAAATATACGAAAATTATCCGATATAACCTAATTAATGGTTGGAATTCTTTACATCATAAAGGAAGTCTGCTAAGAATTGTAATTTGTTAGCAATTTGTTCTCTTGGTACATTGTTGTTTACCATTCCTTTAAGGTCTATTAAAGATGCAGCTGCTATTTGAAGTGCATCATCTTTTGCGTTTAAATAAGCTTCGGAGATTCCGAACTTACGTGCGATTTCAGGTATTGTCATAACTATGGGTTTATAATATCCCTACGGAAAAATTTTCCCATAAGGTTTTCGTTTATTGATTGTTCATTGGCAAGTACATCGTAATGAAACTGCCATTTAATTTCGTAATATGATAAGGATTTCTTTGAAAAGCAAAACTGGATAATTTCTCTTTCAAAATCACCAGCTCTACCTTCTTTTACTTCGGATTTAATCCATTCGTTTGATGAATAGTATTTCTCCCAATCGGAAGCACTTCTAATAACTCTCTTTCTAGTCTTGCCCTTAAGGGGCTTCAATCTTCGAACCTGATTTAGGGATTTCTTCCCTATATAAAATCTACCAGTTGGTATGTGTATCATTTTATAGACAAACCCAACTGCACCTTCCGGTGTGTTTTCCTCCGTAACAATATTTCCATTAAATTTCCAACTCATTGATTATTTTTTGAAAAGTTCTGAATACTTTTTTGTAGTATTCACTGCACCTTTTCTAGCTTTGCTAAGTTTGGTTTCATCCGTTGATAGGTTTTTCCCACCATCGGCACTTATTGGAGTTTTATCTCCACCTTTAATATTAGCTACTCCTGTTTTAGGAGTTGATTTTGTGTATATATCAACAATGCTTGCCATTTTTATATGTGTTTATTTAGTATAAATATAACGTTATGTATCGAAACGTATGATAAAGTTTATTGGATAATTTGGTTCTGATTTAATTGGTTGTGGTAATTTTGCAACGGCTATCAATGATAACGAGTCATCATACAATCCAATTGTTGTAATATATGGAGCTAAATAAGAACCAGTTGGGTCTATTGAACCACTATATTCGTAATCGTCAAAACTACCATATTTTCCGCTATTTAATTTAGAAACGTATGGATATTTTGAATTTCTTACATTTTTAATTCCAGCATCATAAAAAGATGTAGTAACTGAATCATTTGGTTTTTTTCGTAGTGATTCTGCTCTACTTGTGGTTATTCTAACTTTTTTAGCACCATCTTCATATACTGCCGATGGGTTTTGTGAAAAATTAAATTCTCCCTCTAATACTGGTATGAATATTTCGTTTTCATATATTGTTTTTGTAGAACGAAAGTCCAAAGTAAATTGAGTTAAATTTCCAACGTTAGAACCACTTGTTACATCTCTAGTTAGAATAATCAATCCCCTATCGTAAAAAATATTACCAGCTACATTACTACCGGAATCTATTAAATTTGAATAACTATCATCGGTGAATGTTTTTGAAGTTGCATCGTTGGTGAAGACAACCGTACCTGGTTTTATACCTTCTCCATAATACGGTTGTGGAATTGAAAAAACTGCCATTTGTTCCTGTAAAACTCTTTCATTTTTTGAAGTATATGACCTCCTTCTTCCAACTTCCGTTATCATCGAAGATGTTTCTGGATTTAAATAAAATTGAGCCTTTATTGAACGAAATAAACTTATTTTAGAATATCCATATGATTTTTCTTCAATTTCTGCGTCATAATCTCCAATACTTCCACTTTTAGCAAAAATAGGGTTAATATCATTTTCATCCAATCTCCATTCTTTATAAACTTTGAGAGGTCTTACTATAATATCGGATTTTGGAATTTGTTTTAACATCTATTATTTTCTTTTATATAAATATTCTATAAATGAAAAACCCCCTTTGATTAGGGGGCTTATCATTTTATCTAAAATAATTATTGATTAGAATGAAAGTTTAACTTTAATTAAAATTTCTTTATCAAATGATTTAACAATTGGTTGAGAAGTTTTTGCAACAGCAATCAATTCGTTTGAATCATTATAAAGACCTACAGTTGTAACAAACGTTTGAGGGTCAGTTTCAAATGTTGGTTCGGTAAAGAATCCATTAGCATCTACATATGTAGGGTTATTAGAATAGTTAAATTCTCTATTCGTTGCTCTTACAAAGAAGTGTTGAGTAGAAATATTTTCAGTTCTACGTGCTTCAAAATCGCCACCTTTTTTAATTGCGAAGAACAATAATTTTTGATTATATGCTTCATGTGTTGTTGCTATACCACCTTGTAAACTACCTGTATTTACAGAACCAACATCTCCACCAACATTACCAACCACATTACCAACAGCTTTGGCGTTAAGAACTATAATACCTCTTTCAGGATAGAATTCTCCGAATCCTTCGCCTGTTGCTGTATGTCCTGCTTTTAAGTCAGTAGCTATATCCGCTGAATGTTTGATTGTTGCTTCACTTTGAGTTCCCAATTCCAATGAACCAGAAACTACTTTAAATACATTACCAGCTAATCCATAAGTATCTCCAAATTTCTTACCACTATTATCAATGAATGTAAAAATACCATTAGAACCAGAAAGTTTTAATGACCAGTTACCCGCATCCATACTTTCTCTAAATCTATTTCTAGCTAAGTTTATAAAATAACAAGCATTTGCATCAGTTGCAATATTAGTTGAATTATCAAAATTAAATTTAGAATCAATTGGGTCTAACAACATTGATTTATATTGTGCGTATGTTGCTTTTGTTGCCAATAATGAATTATCATCAACTGATAAAGCCGCAGAACCACTACCATCAACGTGTCCATAAGCTATTGCAAATTGAACTTCTTCTTCATCGGTAGTTGCTGGTGACAAGTCATACACATTGTAATAATATTGTCCACTTTGTTGTGCTATTTGTGTAGATGATGTAAATGCATTATTTAAAGAACCAGAATCACCGGTCCATAAACCAGTTGTTACAATTTCTATTTTTGCGTTTACTTTATCAAATTCACCGAATCTTTTATAAATACCAGTTGTTTGCGCTCCAACAGTTGATATTTGTTGTCCTGCAGGTAATACCGAATTTAAAAGTGTTACAAGTTGATTTGAATCTACCGTTCCAGTATTAGCTAATGCTGCTATCTGGGAGGTTATATTTGGGTCATTAATTAGTGCCATTTGTTATGTCTTTTTATTATGCTTTATAAGTTACGATTACAGGAATAGTTTGAGAACCTCCAGTTTCATTACCATATACGGTAATGGTTGTAGATACATCTAACGTTAAACTTGGATTTGGAGTAAATCTAAATTCCAAACCGGTTACAACCTGCGCAGTTGTTGTTATCTCATCTCCTAAAAACAATGTTGTACCTGTTCCACTTGCTCCTCTAGTTACTGTCAACGTACCTGCTCTTTGGTCTGCTAATACCATAGTATATCCAGTACTTGCATTTCCTGCAGGCGATGTAGTTGGTAATAGTCCAACCGCTCCTTCACTTTGGTTTACACTAATCGAAGGTACACCCAATCTTACAGTTGGGATTTGAGTAGTTCCTTTTGGAAGGGTAACTAATTTATATCTCAATACCTGAGTTTCATCGGGAGAAGCTTCCGTAATAGGAATAGCTCTAATTGCCGAATCGTAATAAGCCGAACCCTTTGGGTGAGCTGGTTCATACAGTGTGTAATCAATCTCATCATCTCCCAAAGCGAACTTTGTAATGTTCAATGATTGTCCAGATGCTAATTTTTGTCTACCTTTTTTGGTAAGAATTGCATCTACTGTGATTTCTGTGTTATCTAAATATGCCATTTGATATTATTTTTTTTAATTCTTTATTTCTAAAATATAAATATAACCAATTATTATTTTCAATTATTAATTCCTATAACCGTTTCTTAAAATTAATCAACTTCCAAAATCGGCTCTCCACTACCTCTACCAGTCTTAGCAACTTTAAGAATATTAGGATTTGTTATAAATGTTTCTACCGCACTTAGTCCATCCGGTGTGGTTGATGAATTTTGAACAGACCCTTTAAAATATGAACGTCTTAATCCTTCAGATAAATTGTTCACATATTTGTAGTGTGTTGGTAAATACCCTTTAATCGTTTCTACACCAACAATTTCATTTCCAATTGATATACTTCCACTAAATGCTAGTGTTGAAACTTTATACCTATATAATGTAACTGGTGTTTTAACGTATCTTACGGGTTCTCCTAAAGCAGCGCCATTTACCGGCCATCCCGCAACTTGAGTGTTTATTTTTTGAGTATATTGTTCTTTTACAACATATACGTTACTTCTACTTGATGTGTGATTTCCAAAAATATTATCAAAATAATTAATTTTGGCAACGCCATTCTTTGAGTACAATCCAAATCCTCTATTTGCTAAAGAATTCGGGTCCATTCCAATTTCGGTAAATGTCATTGAATCGGCTTCACCAATTAAACTAGCACCAACTGGACATTGTATTTTGGTATCAAAAAATGGTGCACTCGCTTCAAGTTCTGGTTTTATAGAATTTACAATTTCACCATTATACATTATACTTTGACCTACTATCGATGTATCAGATATATCAATAGCTGAATCATAATTATTCAATTCGCCTGCCAATTGACTGATATTATCTACGTTTAAGTTAGCTTCCTCTACCAAAAAATCAGATGTTGTAGTTATATTTTTCTTCGTATCAATATTTGATTCAAAGTCATTTCTTTCGGATACCGGTTTCGTCCACTTAATTTTACTTCTTTCCAAAAAGTGTGGTTCAATTAATAATCCCTTTACTACATTAGTTCTTGCAGGTGCTAATTCAATTAAAGTATCGAATAAAGACCTATCAATGTATTTAACTAATCTTATATATTCGTAGATATCTCTATTTTCTAATCTTTCAAAATAATAATGTCTTAATGTATCTAATTCTTTGTAAGTTGTTCTATATTCATCTGATGGGTTTCCTATATAGTTATCTATATTAAAATCACCAAATGCTTTTAAGATATCCATATTCAACTCCTTAATTGGAGAGAAGAATAATCCTAAACGATTCGTATCTATTGGTGCCTGGTCAAATGCTTTTTTAGTTGCTCTTGTTTTATAAGATAAATCAGTAACCAATGATGCGGATTCAAATCTTACTTTATTAGAATAATTAAATCCTAAAGATGGAACATTAGCCGTTACAGTTCTATCATATGGAATATATTGATATGGATATGTTGCCGCAGAATACATATTACTTGCAGTTGCAGAACCTTCTCCATATATTTCACTAATTGAAACGTTTTTAATATACGGGTCTAAAATTCTATCTTTTGGTTTTTCAAAATCTAATCTGAATACTAAATCCGATGTTGATGCTGTATATGAGTTTCCATTAATTGCATCTGGAAATAATGTATGATTTTCAAACTTACTTCTTTGTAAAGGAACTTTCCATAATCTTACTTCATCCAAATTTCCTTGAAACCCATTACCACCAATTTGTAAATAAGAACCGGTTTCCCATTGTGTATCATCCGTTTGTATGGACATACTAACTGATGTTATAATTCTCTGTCCATCACTCGTTCCCCACCATACCTCAAACCAAGAAGAAGAATCAGGACTATTATGTCTATTAATTACAACTTGCGAATAATGTTCTGTTGAAATAGGGAAATCTAAACTTCCAGTTTTTAAATCAGGACCAAATGCGTAAACACCACTCGATTCGGGTGTTATATAAACTGTTGTTACCACTGGAGAACCACTTGCAAAAGGTTCTGCAAAGTATGTACTATTTGAAATATCTCCACCAAAGTTTAATTCTAATTTACCAAAAGAACCAGTAGTTTGTACTAAATCTAAAGTCCACTCACTACCACTTATTAAAGTATAAATTGGTGATGGTAATTCATTTGGTAATATTCTAAATTCAATACAATTAGGATAATCAACATTATTTATTTCATGCCACGGAACTTTAATATTCGAACTACCATTTCCATTTAAATCTCCTTTTAAATAAAATGCAGCAGTTCTATCATCAAAAGTAAATTTACTAGTACCACCTTGTGTTGGGTCTTGCGGTCCTCCAAATTCCATTATTGTTAACATAGATTGTGGAACACCATAACACGCCATAATAGCTTTCATAGCTCTCGCAGTACCTTTGTGTTTTAACAAATAAGGTAAGTTGTTTAATATCCTTCTCCAAACTTCATCATTAGCTTCAGATAATGGCATTCCATATTTTTGGAATCCATCTTTTGTTTTACCAAATGCGTATTCCCATAAGAACGGTGAATTAAAAGCGTTTTTAGGATTCCAACCAAATGATTGAAGCATTTGAGAAACCAATGTATTTGATAAACCACTAATTTGTTTATGTTCTAATACTTTATTATTATCTAATGCTTTAACATATGCCCATACAATATCAAAGTGTTGACCAATCATATCTAAGAAAACTATAAAATCATTATTATTATAATCTTCTCTAATAAATTCAGGTATATTATTTACTAAATAATTGGGATTGTATTTATCATAATTTGCCCCTTCATCAATTAATGCGTTATACCATGCGGTAACACTTGCGTGCGTTGTATCTCTTAAAATAAGTGTTCCTAATCCTGTAATTGGATGTACATATAATACTTTTGGATATGCTAAATTGTTATTTGATTTATATAAAAAGTTTTCAAATCCATCAAAATTTCTTAAAATACCATTTATTGTATTTAATACTTTTTTAGCTTCGCCAGCTTGGTTTACACCACTTGATTGTGCAATTTCCCATTGAACATCAAATAGACCATCTTCAGTTATTACTTGAAATCCGTTTTCTGTTAAAATACCACCATTGTAACCATCATACGGTGGGATAAACGTTGTTGCTATTAATGCCTCATACTTTGCTTTGTAAGTTTCTAATAATTTTACTTTGTAAAAGAAATTAGCCGCTCTTTCTTCTGCCGAACCAAAGTGTGAAAAGGCTTTAAACGTATAATCTGACCCGCTTACATATTGTAAATTTAATTTAGTAGTATTAACATTTGTTCCTTCTAAATAATTGTTAACTATATCATTTGAAGTTATTGAACCACTTGCAATTAAATCATCTAATATTTGGTAAGCAACTCCATTATTTTCTTCTAATGAAAAATTAGGACCTTTTAATGGAGGACAAAAACTTGCATTTTCACCAGATATGTTTATTGTTTCTATAATTGGGTCTGACTGTAATTTAGAAATCCATACCTGTTGGTTTGGTTGAATTGCAGTTGATAATGGCTCATATAATTTTAAAATCAAAGAACCCTCACTACCCAACCAAGTTGTAATTAATTTATTATCGTTTGGTAAATGTAATAAGTGATTTAAATATTTAGATGACTCATCTACTAAAGATGCGGTATTTAATTGTGATATAAACCCATCGAGTAATCTATTAATTACTACATTTCTTGGTATTGTTAATTCACTTTTATCAAATTGTATTGTAATAAATTCTTCTTTACCAACAACAACTTCGTTTCCTTGTTCATTGTATGGTACTAATTTTAATATCAATGATATTAAACCATCACTTTCGGTATATTGTGCGCCAGACGAATTAAGTAATTGTTGATAATTTAATGTTACATTTCCTGCAGCTGTAGCTTGTGTGTGTTGAGAACTTCCTAATACAGATATTCTTACATAATCAGTACTTACTGATTCATAACTAATTTTAAAATTTACATTTGTACCTACATAATCTGGACCCTTTATTAATGTTGGGTAATTTATATTTCTAATATCCGGTACACCAACATAAGTTTCAGATACTACATTTAATATCAATTCAATTGGTTCTCCATCGTTACCATCACTGGTAAATGGTATTATAATTATTCTGTAGTTACCTACTATTCCTAATTTGTTTTGTGGTATAGCAATTAGTGCAGATTCACCGTTCTCTAATTCTGAATATGTAATTTCTTCGTTTGCAAACTTAACTCTTACTCCACTCGTAAACGTATTTTTATAAATTCCGATTAACGTATCAATTCCAGAATTTATATTATGTTTTCTGTTTACATCCGGATTGACAAAACTTATAGAGGCTACATCCGTTGATATTGCTGATATAGTTTCCGTTTCAATATCAACTAAATATGCTTTATCGATTGTTATCTTAGTTTTAACTGATTCCGTATCGGTTACTGCTAATAAAGTTTGACTTGTATAACCATCGGCTGATACTGATATTTTTGTTATTCTCGATATAGTTTGTTTTCCTATACGAACTTTGGCTGGTTTATCACTTTGTATTGTAACAATTTTACCTAACAATGTTGTTATGGTATTGATGCCTGATTTAAGTTTAACTACTTCTTCATTTCCATCTACATTATCAATAAGTAATTCGGCACTATTATCTACGCCAGTTAACGAAACCGTCAATGTTTGTATATTGCCTAAATTATCATCATCCGAAGTGCCACCTTTTTGTAAAATAAATGTAAACTCGTCCGGAACTGAAATCGTTTCCGTTTGCAGAATATCATTTATATAATGTATTGTTTTAAATTGATAAAAATTAGTATTTCCATAATCTGGATCGTTTTCATTTATTGTTGGTAAAAATTCAAATTTAGATAATCCTATAATTTTTAAATTATTTGTTTTTCCTTCTTCCGAAAAAGGAATTGCCCTATATGTTGAGTTATCAGCATACTCCGGGTTTGGTACTAATGTTATAACGTATTTTTCAGTACTGTTTTGGTAACCATTTCCAACTACTTTAATGATATAATCTCCATTAGTAAAAATATCTCTTGCAGATAATTTAAGTTCACTTGGGCTTACTAATCCGGATGGTTGCTCATTTATATAAATTGATGCTTGTATTTTTTCACCAGAATATGTTTTCGAAACAATATCACCAAGTACACAATTTATTTGTAATTTTCCTGAGAAATTGCTTAAAGGTGTATTTGGTTTATCGGTAATATAGACTATAACAGGAGGAGTTCCACCGCCGCCGCCAGTTCCACCACCGCCGCCGCCAGTTCCACCACCACCTAAACCGTCATCGCTTAATATTTCTTCTACTGCTATCATCTATTATACAATTGTATTTGTTTATATTTTATTTTTGTGCTTTACCTTGTCCTCCATCGGCAACAGGACCGTTTCTAGGACCATCTGGATTAGTGAACCCACCACCTTCGGGTTCACTGCCGCCTCCTCCGCCACCAGAACCGCCACCAGAACCATCACTACCACTTTGACCATCAGGTGTACTATATCCACATTGTGTCGAATTGGCTATGATTAAGGCCGTATATTCCCCACCATTACCATCTGCATATTTACCAAATAAATCAAACCCTTCACAAAATTCTGAAAGAAGTGTTCCTTTTGTTGGAAACGGTTTTTCTTTTGCTATTATCTTTTTTAATTCTAATTCTTTAGTACTTTCTACAAATGTTTTTGTTTTCTTTCTATTTAAAACAGGATCCGAAGTATCTACTACTAAATCACTTTCTTTAGTTTGTAATATTTGCCCAACTTCATCAAAACTTTCATCTATTCCCTCATCAAATTCTGCAGTGGATATTAAATCTTGTTTTGGTAAATAAAAATTAATTACATTTGTAATTAATCTCTGACACATTTCTACAATAGTATTGGATGATAAAGTTAGTGGAGTTTTTGTTTGTTTACGTTTACCGTAATTTACATCATTGATATCGGATATTCTATTAGTGAGTTCATAAGATGCGGCTTCTCTAAATTTTGTATTAATTCTATTAGTAAATTCATCAAAGTTTTTTATTTTAAATTCGCCACTCATTTTACTAATCCAATTTTCACCATATTTTGTTTTTAAATATGTACCAATTACATTTGAATCTATTTGTTCAATCACTTTGAAAGCCTCAATTATCGTATCATCTCTAAAGTCTTTATTAGATACAAATAATGCGAATCTTTCTTCTAATTCTGGATATTTTACTTTTGCATTTTTAATAGGAAATAATCTTACTTCCGTTCTAGATGGTGATATTTCAGAAATCCATAATTTATCTTCTTCCGAATCAGAACCAACTCTTTTATTAATTAGTGTAACTTGTGTTTTAAAAATACCATTATCATATCCAGCTTCCCTTAGTAATCTTTCCGCATCTATAAAATATTCATTTGGAAATTGAAATTTTTGAAGAACCGTACCTTCTGCTATTAAAATATAGTCACTTATGTTACTACTTGTCAATGGTACATATCTAACGGTTTTCCCATTTACAGCTTTTTGTGGCAACTGATTATCATTTGAATCATATACAATAAATTCAATTGCATCAGAATCACCCAGTCCAAAAAATGATTGCAGATTTCCTTCTTCAAATATTTTTCTATCATCTGAACTAACTCTGTACCCTTTATTGTTTATAATATCTTTAAACGTTTTTATCGCCATTTTTATATATGTTTATCTTACCTATTATGGTTCAAATTTACTTCCTCTCATTTTTTGTATAGAAGTGGTGAATGTTATGCTTCCTTTTGGTGATGTTATTAAGAGATTACCAGTGTATTCCCTATCTCTACTCGTACCACCCGCGCTAGGTTTGAAACCATCTACTTCTTTTGCAATTGTTGTAGGTTTTATCACCTTTTCTTCACCTGCCGCTAAAACCAAATCTGGTATTTTAGCAAATGCTCTTGCGGTATCTCCTCCAAACTTAAATACCACCGTAACTTTATCTTTTGTAAAGTTTTGTAATTTAATATCAGGACCATTTATAAAGCTACCATTACCATCTGCTCTAGCTTGTGCTCGATATGTTAAATCATTATATTTTGTGTCAGGTTTTGATAAAACTTTTGCTGAAAAATCATCCGTTACACTAGCTCCCTCCGCTATTTTAGCTTCTTTACCAAAAAGAGTATCTCTCAATATAGTTAATTCTTGTTCTAATGCTTGATTTCTTGCAAATAAAGAAACTCTTTGGATTGCTTCCGCTACTCCTTTTTGTATAGAGTTTTGTAATTCGGTTATTGTGCTTGTAATTTTTGTTGTTATCTGTTGAGTCTGATTTTGTGATGCTGCTACATTTAAATTTTGTAAATCTACATCAACTCTTAAACTCTCAGATACTATTTCTACATCTTGTACTTTAGCTCTTAATTCAAAAACCAAAGTAGTAAGGTCTATAACCTGCTCTGTCAAATCAATTACAGATTGAGTTACTTCGTTATATATTGGTCTTGGAACTCTATCATCAAATGGAGGCGCTTCTGGTGGAAGTAATTCAAATATTACAGTATCAACGGATTTTACTAACTCAGTTTCATTATACTTTGGTCTTGTTAATTGTCCAGATATAACACCATCAGTCCTATTCTCTTGGACAAATGAGTACACACCAAATTCATTTCTAGAAATGATAGGTGAACTAGAACCACTTATTAAAAGTTCACTTATTAATGTTTCATTTTGTAATCCTGTTTTTGCCATTTTAATTTTTTACAATTCTAAATGTTATATCATTATCAAAATATTGTGTATTACCATCAATAGTTACTTTAAATTCTATTTTATATGTTCTATCCGCTTCCCAATTTGAAAGATTTAAATTTATATAATTTCCGTTTGAATCACAACTAATTTTAGAAAAATTAGAAAAAGGAATTATAATATCATTTGATTGAGCATCTTTTATTTGATAATACGAAGTTGTTGGAAGATATTTAGAAGTATTGTATGCGAATGAATTGACAAATGTTTTTACAGGATATAATTCTCTACCAAATATTCTAATTTTAGGAGTAGTTCCTACTTTTATTTCTGTTTTTAAATTAGTAACTCCAACTTTAATATCTTCCGCTACTAATGGAATTAATGAACCAGTTATAAATGATTGGTCATCCCAACCTATTCTAATTTTTGGTTGATATATAGTATTTGTTTCTTTACTAAATAATTTTATTGCACCATAATCTTGCGTATCAACTTCTTTATTAAATGCGTGTCTTAATATAATACCATCGTTGGGTATAGAACCACTCATCCAACTTTTTAATAAAGATTTTACATTCATATCAATATCGGCAGTTTGATAGCTAAATGATTGTGATGCTTCGTATTGGGTCCACCAAGTACCGCCTCCACCATTATTTTGGCTTGCTGATGTGAATGAATTAAAATTATTTTCTAACCAATCTAACTTAGAATCCCCTTCTCTATAATTCCAAGTTACACCCTGTGTTGATATATTATCAAATCGAGTACCGATACCCATTTCCCAACTTCCTGATATTGGGTTTGCAAAAATTGTATATTCTAACGGAATTTCTTCTGTTTTTGTTTCTTTTAAAATAAGGGTTGCTTCATCTAATTGTATTGTACTATTAGATATCGATGCCGATATATAGCCTAATTCAAATTTTAGCAATGCATGAGATATATCTTTTACATTACCATAATATAATTTGCTTATTTCTAATATCTCATCCAAACCTGTATTTTGGTTTGGTTGTTGAAGATAGACCGTTGCATCTTTTGATGCTGTTAATAAATAGTATGCCATTATCTTACTCTGCCTTTTATGTCCCCACTAGGAAACTTAATTTCAAAAACTGAAGGGTCTAATGATGGATATACAATTTTATCTTTAGTTGCCGCTTCGATATTATACGAATTTGGTGAATATCTACCACCACACTTATTTGTAACTTTCACAGATGGAACAGATGAAACCCCTTCTACATTTGCCAGTAACAATTCAATTTCATTTAAATTAATAGTTTGATTAAACTGCCAATTATCTATACTAAAGAAATCTTTTACTTCGTTTATACATTTTGTTAATATTTCATTTTTATTATAATTTGGATATGTTATAATTTCAAATTCTAAACCAATATTAATTACAAATCCATCATTCATATTTATACCATCCGTTAACATTCGGTATTCGTTAATATATGTTTTAAGATTTTCTTTTACCGCTCTATTTAAATTTGTCAAATTACCATTTATATCATATCCTAATAAATACAAGTTAATAGCAAACGGATTATTTTTTTCATTTTCGTTTGAAGTTTTACCAATTAAAAAGCTAGTAATTTGTTGTTTTATATCTTGCTCAGTTGGTTCTAAATCATCTGGTTTGTTTACAAAATCTAATACTAAATCAGTAAATTCTTGTAAATTGTTTGGTGATGCTAATATGGAAGAAGGTGAGTTGTTATCTAATGTTCCATCCGCAACAGCATATGCTTTTGCTATAGCTCCATATTTTGATGGCATTGATAATACTCGGATTTGATAATCTTTTGCAGTTACTGCTCTATTTTGAGCTCCAAAATTTGCTAATGCATTTTGTCTAATTTCTTCTAAAGTTTCACCACCTCTACCACCAACCGCAGGTACATCGTTATCAACTGCTAATGAATTTTTTGCAGAATTATAAAGTGAAAGTTGGGCCCTTGTAAAAGAACTTAAACTTTCTTCAAATTCAACCCCATTAATTCTTGTTAATTCTCCTGCTGCAACGTTTGAACTAATACCTCCACCTGTATAATATTTTACAGTCATTGTTGTATTAGATGGAGAAGTACCATACGTTTTTGTTTTTAAAAAATTAGTTGGGTCAAATGATTCATCCAATCTTTTAATAGAATTTGGTAATCCCAATCCTACGTTTTTAAGATTTGGAATTAATTGTTCATCGGATGCTGTTGGGTCTCCTGCACCAAATTCAATTGTTATTGTACTATCTTGGTTTACTCTAGTTGTAAATCGTTTTGGTGTTTTTATTGTTTTTAAAACATATGGTACAGTTGATTTAAACTGATATAGGTCTGAATCGTTAGCTTCGGTATTTGGATAATCAATGAATATCATTTCTTGTCCTAAATACGGTACTTCATACCATTTATTATTATTAGAATCTCTGCAATCATATATCTCAATCACATTTGTTTCTGGCAAATCAATTGTTCTAAAATTTTCATAAGTTCCAAAGGTTACTTCTTTTTGATTTTGTACGGCTGATATTGCTTGTACATATTTTTTTATTAAATAAAATGTAGGCTCACCTGTAAGTACATCTCTTTGATATATGGTTGTCTCTCTATCAATTTCATTTGAAAAATCCACCATATCAGTTGTTATAAATTGAACGGTACCCGCTTGGTTTGCTACAATCATCCCTTCTCTTACTTTTAAGTAAAAAGTATCATCTGGTCTATTACTAACACTAATCCCAATAGATGGTACTAATTGATAAACCGATAATGTTGTTACTGCCGGAGATGTGATTTTTGGTTTATAACCTAAATATTGTGCAAGAGCTATAATACTTTGAATATCTTCCGCGTAAGGCATTAAAGATTCTTTCAATGTATCATCGGTATAATATGCTAAAACATCACCTACATACGATGCCATTTCAATGAAAAGCATACCAGGAGATGATTCGTTAAAATCACCATAGGTCTTTGGAAAATAATTTTTTGTAAAATCAATAAGATTTGCTCTAAATGCTGCAAAGTCTTTATTAAGATATTTTATATCCTTTCCTTTATTTTTAAAATTCTTATTTATTGTTGTTATAGCCATTATGTTTGTACATTAAAAGTTACCGTATCTAATACCTGTGTATCTGATACTCTAAATGAAACTGATACTTCAACCTTATTATTATCTTTAAATTCGTTTGATTGCTGAATATTAATAGTTTCCACATTTACATATGGTAACCATTTAGAAAGTGTATCAACGATAGTATTTTCTAAGTTATCAGCAAACATTTCATCATTCATATTAAATAATAATTCTTGAATACCACTCCCAAATTCAGGCTGCATTAATCTTTCAAATCGTTTTGTAAGTAATAAATTTTTAATATTACTTTTAACCTGGTCAGCAGTTATAAAACTTTGATTAAACGCAGTGTTTCCTATTTGAATAGGTAATGTTATACCTATTGCATAGTCTTCAAACTGCTTTGAATCGATTACTAACTTTTTACCAAGTATTACTGCCATTATTATTTTTTAAATCTTTTTACAAGTTCCGAATAATCTCTATTCAAAGCTTTATCTATTTCAGCTACTCCGGTATTTACACCCAATCCAGTTGGAGAAGGTCCTTTTGTCATATCACCATATCCCATTTTTTCAGCCAATGCAGTTTTACCTACAATTGAACCCATATCACCTTGTCCAAAATTCATTGTTCTAAACCCACCATCACCTTGTGGGATACCACCTCTAGTTTCGTTTAGAATTTGGTTAATCATTGGGTTTTTACTAAATTTTTTTTGTTCTACTTTTTCTTTAACTGATTCTATAATAGTATCATCTTCTAAAATAGCTTTAGCCATTGATAATCCAATTGGCTGTGGTTTAGCAGTTTGTTTTCCTTCTGCTATTAGTTTTTTTACTTCAGCTCTTACAGTTTCCTTAATTAATGCAGGCAATTGCTCTTTAAGCTCCTCTTTAATAAGAATCTGAATAGCTTTTAATAGTTTGTCCGTATCCATACTTTATTATTTGTTATGTTTATAAATATTTGAATTGATTATTTTAATAATTAGCTCCAAAGTGTAGGGTCTTTTTGTAATTCTGTCCAATATTTTGTGAATTTTTTTATTCTATCATCTAATCCATTGTATCCACCATTTATTTTTTTAGTAACCAATTTAATACTTGTTGTAGTGCTATCCTTACAACGGTTTACTAAGCTGTTAGTTTTCCAAAACATACACGCCGTATCTGCAAAATATTGCGTTGCAACACTATCTGGGTTTCCTTCAAAATCGGCCCCAGCAATACGCCCAAACTTTCTATAATTTGCTCTACCCGTTAATTGAATATACCCTCTACCTCTAAATTTATATCCATCACCTTTTTGCAAATTTCCCAAATCATCCCTACCTTCATATCCTGATTGAGCAGCTGTTGGTCCCCATATTTCTTGTTTGTATCTAAATCCACCCGATTCATGTTCACATTGTGCCAAAAAGTGTGCTCTTTCTATGTTAGTAGTACAAATTTTATATTTTATCATAGCCGCAACCAATTCATTTGGTACTTTAACATTAGTTTTATAGTTTGGTTGAGGTGGAACATCATTTTTTGGTTTATCTTCTTCGGATAATGGTGGGTCTGGTTCGTTCTTCGCTTCTTCTAATAGTTGGTATTCTACTTGCTCTATTTCAATAGTTGGAGGTGGTGGTGCTTCGAATGTTACTTCAAATCCCGCCGCAGTTGCTTCATTTATATCATTTCCTTGAAGTGTCGCGGTATCGGAAGCAAATTGTTGAGCTTCATTAAATACTATTTCTTGTGGAGCAACTCCTAATGCTCCACCACCTGCAGTTGCCGGTTGAACTTGATATCCCGACCAAGGTAATACTCCTGGTGCCGGCGTTCCCAGTGGTGGGTATAATGAAATTGTATTAACTATCCCAGTAACAGTAGATAAATGTGCGGTTGCGTAATTAATAAAATCATCAATTATTAATGTTGTATTATTATTTGGTGGTATTACTGACATTTTATGCTGGTTTGGTTTTAACGGATTCTACGGCAGCTATACCATTATCATTTAATCTCCATAATGCTGCTGAAGATTTTAGACACCCACTGGTATGAATTCTATTCTGTGAAAAATCACTTACCCATTTAAATCCTGTCCAAACTTGAATATGACCATAGTCTTTGGCTTCATAACCATTTACCAAAATATCCCCAATTTGCCATTGTGTTGAATCGGCTACAAACGTATCGAAATCAATACGCACTTTATTATTATAATAGGTCTTACCACCAATGGCTATAGCAAAACTACTTCTACCGCCGCCAGTAGATGGGTCTTTAAATGAAAACCAATCGGCATTACCTGATATTTTACCTAATCCAGTTATACCCGTTAATGCAACTACAACCGCTTGAGTTCCTTGTGGACATAATCCATGAACACCTTTAATATAATTACTTCTTAAATTTTTATATTTAACTCTTTCATTTTTACCCAACTTCGGTGCCCATGCACCAGCAATTTTTAATAACTCATCAAGCGTTTTATAACCACTACTTATTAATTTTTTTTGTTCTTCCTTTTCTTCTTCCGTTTTTGGCTCAGTATTTAGGATTTTTTGTTCGTATAATGCGGTATCAATTGTTTCGGCTACTACGTTATCCATTTCTAGTACAACGGGATACGTGTCAGTATTACCATATTCAACTAATGGCTCGGTTTGTAGTTGTATTTCAATTTGTTCAAGATTAGGTGCAATAATTTCTTGCACCAACGGGTCATTCTTATCCAATGGAACTTGGCTCCAATCCAATTGTTCATAAGGATTTGGTAGTGAAGGAGCAGATACAGCCGGTGCCCATACGCCTGCATTTGTAACTAAATTTGAAGTAACTCCAATGTTACTCGTTGAACCGGGTGCTGGTATTAATGGTATTGGAAATGCACTTAATTGAGCACCTTGCCAATATGCTATAACTCCCTTTCCCATTTCTCCAACCAAATCATATGGAGTATTTGATGACTGTCCTTTTAATAAAGCAGCTTTAAATAATTGCTGCATAATTTCGGTATTACCTTTACTAATTGGAACTCTATTTATAACATCCCCACCTCGCTTCATACACATATCATATTCATCCGCATACAATTTTGCAACGGTATCAATATCTTGAATCGAATCTGGAGCGTTTGCTCTACTTAAAATATTTTGTTTAAAAATTTGCCAAGACATATTAAGAAGTTTGATTTAATCTACTCAATATATTATTTAATTTTGATTTTATAGAACCAAATTGAGAAATGTTAGTAGGGCCTACTGCCGATGGACCAGATGGTGTTAAATAAGTTTGTTGAGTAATAGCATCAATCAATTCCGCTAATATATCAACTAGTTGCTGTCCTTTTACCATAGGCTCTAATGCCTCACTTCCTAAAAATATAGCACCTTTACCAGTAACCATATTAATATCTTTATCATTTGTAACAATATGAATATCATCTCCCACACTTATATCAATACCTAACTTATTATCAATTGACATTGCACCATCAGAAATGAATCCATAATTCTTTTTTGAATAGAATAACATTTCTGAACTTTTCGCTGAAAGTATTATTCTTCCCGAATTTATTAATATTTGGTCACCAATTAATTTAGATGGATATTCGCCAAATGAATCGGGTTTAGTTCCAAAGTTTGTTTTACCCTTATCATCAATTACTCCTGGAACAAATGGCAATTGATATTGTCCAGAAGTTAATGCTATTATACTACCATCTCTATTAATATCTTCCTCTGTACTTAACTCTGGTGCCTTTTTTCCACTTTCTGCATTTTCTCCATTTCTTAAAATTATTGTTGGTGAGAATTTATTTCCAACATTATTAAATCCTGAAAACCGTATGGATTGTCCAAATCTAGTTTCAATTAAAGAATCACCTTCATATAATTTTAATCTATGAATATTTTCTTGCGTATCATAGTATTTTCCATAACTACCTTCTGCATTTGCACCTTCCGCATTTGTTTTAGTTATTCCCGTTTCCGATACTTCTTTGTAAGAACCTACAGTTTGTTCTTTATCTTGTTTTGGTACAATTACTTTTTGAAGTGCGTTTTTAAAAGCACTTTTTGTTGGATTTTCATCTAATCCAATTCTTCTATAATAAAAAGAACCCGCCTGCCCTTCATATATTTCAACAAGTTCACCAACAATTGGAATATTTTTGAAATTTTTATCAAATGGGTGTGCGATAGTTCGTGATGCTGGATCTGTATCCAGAACACCATCATCCGAAGTTTTAAAGTGTATAGAACCAATTGGTTGTGCACCTATTTTTTTAGCTTTGGCATACTCTGCATTTTCATCAAGTAATACCTCAAGTACCCATCCTACTTTTTTAGAAGATGCTTCTGGTCTTGATGATAGATTATTAGAGGATTGTACTCTAGCATTTGATAATCCCATATTACTTTATTTTCTTTTTTAAATCTTCTAATTCAAATTCCAAAGTATCCACTCTCTCCACTTCTTGTTTAGTTTCTTCCAATTCTTGAAGTAATTGATTTTTTTCAAATTCAGATAAAAAACCATCTTGTCCTTCAGTTTTCTTTTCCGCTGCTATAATTCTGGTTGCTATTGTTGCCAACTTAACCAATTGGTCATCGTTCTTTACGGAACTATCAATTAGTGAAGATAATATAGGACCTATACTCGCCACATCACCAGCATGTCTAATCATCTTTTTAAGTTCTTCTATTAAAGTAGATATTTTTGCTTTTTTGGATAATTGATTGTTATATATATCCTCAAATAGAGAACTTAGATTCTTTCCTTTAAAT